GTTCCCCTCAGCGCGGGTGTTCAGTACTTTTGGAGAAAAAAAGGGGATGGGAAAATAGGAATAGAAGGGAATGGGAATTGATGCATGAGTGATGAGCCCGAAAAATATGGCGGTCTAAAAAACCTTTTGGAAGTGGTGGAGTTTTTGAAAGCAGCTGGGTGGAAGGTTTCCAAGTCGGCAGTTTACCGGCATCGGGACCAGGGCAAAATCGGGCCGCAGGTTGACGGGACATTTTTAATTTCTGAGGTGGAGCGGTATGCACGGGACTGGCTAAAGATGGCCGACGGATCCGGCGGGAGAAATAAAAGCAGAATCGAGCCGGTGGCGCAGCGCGAAAAAAAACAAGCCGAAGCCCGCAAGATCGCAGCCCAGGCCGAGCACTGGGAAATAAAAACCAAAATTTTGCGCGGCGAATATGTGGAGCGGGTGGCGTTTGAAAGGGCTCTGGCCCGCCGGGCGGCGGTTTTTAAAAGCGATATTGAGAATTTTATCAGAAATAACTCCGGTGAAATGATCGCCCTGGCGGCCGGCGACGCGACACGGGCACCGGATTTGATCGAGTTCTGGCTTGACAAGTCGGAGGAGTGGCTGACGCGGTATTCCGAAAACCAGGAATTTGAACTGCCGGCGGAGGTGGATATCGACAATCTGGAGCGTGTGGTGGGATAAATGACTAAAAATCAGGCAAAAAACAGCGGGTTTTGTGAGTATTGCGCGGCGTTTGTGTGGGGAAAACAGCAATGTGTAAAAGATTTTCTGTTCGAGGATCTGCTGAAAAAGCGGGGCAACTACAAGAGCTGCAAAAAGGGAGAGCTGATCCGGCTGTTTCTGGAGTCCGGGGCCGATCTGGCGGGGGTGTTGCCGGCGGAGATATTGGGGGAATAGACGATGCCGCAAGCGGATGAAGTGGAGTTCTATGGGGATTTGAGGCGGGAGACGGATTTGGCTTTTTTGTTTTCGGACGGGTTGAATGAGTTCTGGATCCCGAAAAGCCAGATTGTCGAATACGACCCGGTGACGGAGATTACATACCGGGTTGTCATTCCCGAGTGGCTGGCGAAGAAAAAAGAGATTATTTAGCCGCGAGGCCACCGTTACTTTGAGACCGAGGAGAGTTTATGAAAATCGGAACTAAAAGCGTTTTATTTGGAGCACATCAGTTTCTGATTCATCCGTGGTTTGTGGCCTATGCCTGGTGGAGAATCTACAGTTTTCCATTTGATCCGCGATTGTGGATTGCGTTTTTCACGCATGACTTGGGTTATTGGGGTAAACCAAATATGGATGGCCCGGAAGGAGAAAAGCACCCATACTTTGCCGCCCGACTGATGGGCTGCCTATTTGGGATTGAGTGGTATGACTTCTGTCTTTTTCATAGTCGGTTCATTGCAAAGGCAGCAGGGGAGTCATTTTCAAGGCTATGTGTAGCCGACAAGCTGGCTGTGGCACTTGAACCATGGTGGCTTTATCTGCCCAGGGTTATTCTGACAGGCGAAATTCGAGAATACATGGCGCTTGCTAAGGCCAGAACAGAAGCCGGTGAATCCAAGTATGGAAGCATGAATGTTTATTCGGATATTCGGCGACAATGGTTTTACAATGTTCAAGAGTATTTGCGTCAATGGGTGGCAGAACATAAAGACGGCAAGCCCGACTCCTGGACTCCCGATATGGGATTCAGGGGGGAAACCATAGACGATGTTGGAACCTGGAAATAACCACGTCATAGGCACCATCAATGCAGCAACTGGCAGAGAAAATAGAGACTGAATCGTTTCGGTTTACCGATGCCGAGAGGCTGGTATTTCGGGCGCGGGACCGGATCACGGTGGCGGAACATGCCACCAAGTATCGCAAATTTCGTGACGGATCACACTATGACCCGAATTTGACACCGTATGCCATCGAGCCCATGAACACTTTTAACCTGCCCTGGGTGCGTAAAATATTCGTGGAGTGGGCGCCGCAGACGGGAAAAACGACTTTTGCCACCAACTGTTTAAACTATTGCATCGATGTGGCGCCCGGCCCAGCCATGTATATCATGCCGGACGAAAAGGTAGCCAAGCGCATCGCCCGCCGGCAGCTTATCCCCATGTTTCGCAAGTCACCGCGCACCTCGGCGCTGCTGGGCACGCGGGCCGACGATGTCACCACCCTGGCGGTGCGCTTTGTCAATGGTATGGACTTGATGATGGCCTGGGCCTCATCTGCGGCGGCCCTGGCCAGCGAATCAATTCAATATATGTTTTACGACGAGCCCGGCAAATACCCGGAATGGTCCGGCAAAGAGGCCGACCCGTTTTCTCTGGGCGACCAGCGCCAGAACACCTATGAGAATACCAGCAAGTCGCTATATTTTTCCACGCCTAATTTAGAGGGCGACGCCTTTGACCTGTTACTAAAAACCGAGCCAGACGAGGTGAGGCGCTACCATGCACGCTGCCCGGTGTGCAATGCGTTACAGATCATGGAAGATGCCAACCTGCACGCTGGCGGCTGCCGGGATCCGCGCGACATCCGCCGTAAAAAAATGGGCCGCTATACCTGCACGGCCTGCAAAATGGACTGGGACGATTACATGCGCAACCAGGCGGTGGCGGCCGGGCGCTGGAAAGCCGAGCACCCGGTGGAGCGTCCCGTGGCGGTGGCTTTCCGGGAGCTGGCCTCCTGGTACTCGCCCTTTGTGAGCCTATCGACACCGCTGGCGGCATTTTTTAGGGCCCAGGAGGACCCCAACAAATACCAGGCTTATGTCACCCAGCACAAATGCCAGCCCTGGACCGAGCGGGTGGAGCGCCAGGTGGAAAGTGAGCTGTTAAAGCATAAAAACGACCTGCCGCCCGGAGTGGCGCCGGACTGGGCCGTGGCCCTGACGGCCGGCATCGATACGCAAAAACGCGGATTCTGGTTTGTGGTGCGGGCCTGGGGCGGGGATTTGACCAGTCACCTGGTACAGTATGGCTATTTGGCAACCTTCGAGGACGTCGAAAACCTGGTTTACAACACGTCTTATCCCGTCGACGGCAAAAATGAAACCCTGCCGATCTGGCGGGCGGCCATGGACACCGGCGGCGGTGATGGCGAAAGCGAAACCGACACCCGCACCGAGGAGGTCTACAACTTTATAACCCAGCTGCGCCACAAGTACGGAGACCGCATATTATACGGGATCAAGGGGGCCAGTCGGCGTCAGTTCCAGCGGGTGGGACCCGAAAAGCAGGTCGAGGCCAAGCCGATAGCCAGCGGCAGGCGCCGTGGCTGGCGCGGATTGGTGACGATTCGCATGCTGGATACGGCCCAGATTAAAGGGTTATTGTGGTGGCGGTTGAGCCGCAAAGAAAACCCGACCGACGAAAACGACGAGCCCATGCCGGCGGAAAGCCAGCGGTTTTACTTGCACGCCGAGACCGGTATGGATTACGCACGGCAATTTCTAGCTGAGGAGCTGCGTCGTGACCGGCGCGGCAAGATGTATTGGAAACAGGTCAGGCGGGACAATCATTTGCTGGACTGCGAGGTCTATGCCGCCGGTTGTGCGGACATTTCCTGGCAGCCGAATTTGACCAGCCTGGCACATTATTTGGAAACAAAGGCCGAAACGCCGCCGCCACCGGAAAAACCAGAAACGCAAGGTGATAGCTGGATTGGCGGCGGCGGGCGATCGGGCTGGATCGGAGGACGATAATGGGTATTGATTGTGAAAAATCACCGTGTATTGACTGCCCGATTCATCTAAAACGGCTTAATAAAAAACTTGCGCGGTATCCATGCGCCACCTGCCGCCGGCGGATGGAATACGCCGACCGGATTTATGGCATGCCGGCGCGGCCGTTCGGCCAGGATGCGTCCGGGTTATACAACGCGAGCGACAAGGGCTTGAAAAGCATCGATGACGGGCTCAAGATCGTGGATCTGGGTGCATTGTAACTGTCTAACGCAAATTTAACGAGTTAAAGGAGGTTTAGAGTGAAAACCTATCGGATCTGGCTAATTTGTCTGATGGCCGACTTTAATGATTTTAACTACAACCGCGAAACCTGTGAATTGCTGTTTCGGGTGTGCTAATGGGCGACAAAAACGGCAGCAAAACCCTGATCGGACTAAGCGATATTTTAAACTACATGAAAATCGGGAAGCCGATGTTTTACCAATTTGTCGAGATGGGGCTGCCGGCGCGGGTGATCAATAACCGCTGGTATGCGCACCGCGAAAACATCGACGAGTTTTTCAAACAGATTACCCGGCACGCCGAAAACGAGATCCCCCGGGATGCGGAATAAAGGCAGGTAATTGCGGCATAACATCTCAAATTTGAAGTTATACAGAAACTACTTAACTACTGGTTGGCTTTTTATCTCGTAATATCAAGCATATACGGCAATGACGCCAACCAAATGCTTCACTTGTCTTCGCAAGTGAGCGGAAAGAAAATGAAACGAAATAAAGACACTGGTTTTTTTACTTGTGAATGGAACAAGCATAAATGGGAAGAAGAATACTATGGGTATCGTTGCACATTATGCGATACATTCTTTGCATATGGAAGTGCGCCGTGGGAAGCTGATCCAGATGATTATGGCCCTTGCGATAACTGCGGTTATGATGGGTGCTTTGGAGACTGTGAAATATGGCGATAACTTTCGCCAACCAGCAGTTTCACTTGACTAAAAAGCGCAAGTGATCTGCACGTTGTGTGTAAATGGAGTAAATGATGGCAATTTCTGAAATATGTAAGTTTGAAGTGAAAAAAGAAATTGATGAATGCACCGCAAATGGGATGTCTCGCAATGAGGCGGCCAAGTGGTTGGCCGGGATTTTTTCTGAGGCATTGGGCCGGGATGTTGAGCCAGAGACAATAAGAAAAAAAGATTTAAGAGCAAGAAATAGTCTTGGGACAAATGTCCCAAGTAAAAAAAATAAAGTTAAAACAGATACTTCTGAATGTATCAAACAAAAATCGAAGGATGGAACATATAGGGGCGGTAAGCGTGAAGGTGCTGGCACACTAAGTAAACAGCATTTAATAATCGAATTAAATAAAAAAATCGGAGAACTTCACAAAAAAGAAGAAGAATATTTAGAACTGGAAAAGAAAAATAAGCAGCATATTAAAAACAATCCTGATTTGCAGGCATCCATGATGTACGGGGTTATTCTAGGCGCCATAAGAATTATCGAAAAGCGTATTGATTTGTCAGTGGAGGAAAAAACCGCGACATTTATACCGGAAAATAAATTAATTGAACTATGCAACCGCTGGGAAAAAGTTTCATTATTTATCAATAAAAAAATTGCGGAGGTCAAGAAATGAACTACCAGATAGATAAAACTGCCGAACAATTCGCTAACGATGTGCAAAAGCAAAGGATTCTATTCTCCGATGTCGATGATAGAAATATCCATATCGACAAGGTAATTGAGGATAATTGGCCTGGAATGGACAGGGACAGTGTGTTTGTAACTTTGACATTGAATACAGTTAACCAAAAGCTGGATGCAATGGATCGAGATTCTACCAGGGATCCTAATCGCTGGATAGAAACCCGTCAAATGAGCTTATTCAATGAGCCGGCATTTAAGCTGCCCAAGTTTATGTTTATAGGCAACAAAAAGAAACATTACCGTGAAGTTTCGCTGGTTGACGGTCGTGAAATTTTAGATGGCTTTTTAAAGCAGACTCGAAAAGAAGCTGACGAATTAGCGAAGGCTTGGGAGCAAAAAGAGAATAAGGCAGAAATGATTAAAGAACAGCTGCAGCGTGCTGATAGGCTTATTGATATGGCCGGAATCCATGGCTACAACCCAAAAGATTTAACTTTCGGAGATGTCGAAAATGCGCCGTTTGAAAATGAGTCCAGGCAAACGCCTGAAGCTGGCCAAGATGCAATCCGGTAGATGCCCTATATGCTGGTGTAAATTGAGCGGTGAGCTACAAATCGATCATTTTATACCAAAATCGAAAGGCGGGACCAACCACGTTAGTAATTTGAGAATTACTCATGCTGACTGTAATCGTCGTAAGTCAAATGGGTTTGAATAAAACGAATGTTAATATAATTTCGGCACACAACCAGCCGCTTGAGCCGACCCGAAAAGCAGGGCGGCTCAGCTAATCGTTATATGCTTTATAGATTTGCCGGGGCGAAATTAGTAAAGCAAAAGGCATGTCCTAGGCAACATAGTCAAAAGCTGCCCTGGCATATAACAAGCGGCATGGACTTGACCGGGAATCGTAGCGGCTTCGTAGGTTTGTGCATGTTAAAAGTCGCATCCGGCCAAACCGTCCCGGCAAGTCATGCCCAACGTTAGCCAGCTTTCTTAAATCAATATAAATTTTGCCCGCAAAATTTATGTCAAGTAATTTAACGACCATTTTCCGGGTCTAATCCGTCTTTTTCCGGTACAATTCCAGATTCGTCCAAAAACCCCATGATATGGTGGCAGTACAATCAAAAGGCTACCATATTTTGGGGTTTATTTTTTAAAAACTACCGTATCATGGGTTTTTTTTATGGCTGAGCAGTCGAAGGGCAATCGAGATGATTCCATGACAATTCCGGACGCGGCCCTGGCCGACATCGACATCGCGGCCGAGCAGTTGCGGGCGGCGGCGGATCTAAACCGGCGCGCGGGAAAAAAGCCGGCCGCGCGGGCGAAAAGAAAAAACTGCACCACCTGCCGGACGCCGGACTGGAAGTCGGCCGACGGGCGGCGCTGTTATAAACTGCGCATCGAGCTGGATCCGAAAAAACCAAAATCAAATTGCCAATACTGGCGCAAGCCACTGGCCGTTTAAAGAGGGTTGAATTTATGGCGTTTACCGCAGCAAATCTCACAGCCGTCGAAGCGGCCATGGTGGCCATCGCCTCGGGCGAACGCGTGGTCGAGGTCGAGATCGCCGGCAAGACAATCCGCTATCAGGCCGCCGATCTGGACAAACTGCAGAGACTACGCAATCTGATCACGGCCGACATCAACGCGGGCACCGCCGGCTTTTTGCAGACCGCATCGTTCAAGGAGCCGTCATGATGGGCCAACCAGCGGCCGCCACACCGGCCAGCCGTCTGGATAGGATCATCGGCTATCTGTCGCCGTCCTGGGCCTTGCAGCGAACCGTCAAGCGCGAGATGCTGTCCTATGCGACCCAGTACAAAGGGGCTGACCAGACCACCCTGAGGACCGACTGGATCAGCGCGGCGCGCGGCAGCGGCCAGACGCCGTCAGGCTATGAATTATCATTACTGCGCATCCGCAGCCGCGACGCCAACCGCAACCACCCGGTCGCGGCGGGCGCCAGCGACACCATGGCCCACAACATCGTGGGCAGCGGGCTCAAGCCCCAGAGTCGAATTCCCTATAAAATTTTAGGCATATCCGAAAGCCGCGGCGGCGATTTGCAGCTGCAGGCCGAGGCGGCGTTTGCCAAGTGGGCGCCGCTGGCCTCGGCCGACAACCGGTTGAGCTTTGACGAGCTGCAGTTTGTGGCGCTGTTAAAAACCGTCGAGGACGGCGAGATTATCGCCCTGCCGACCTGGGCTCAAGAATCATGGCGGCCCTACGGGCGCTGCATCGAGCTGCTGGAGTCCGAGCGACTGGCGACGCCGGGCAACCGGGCCCGGATCGACAAATCGGTGCAGCACGGCATCAAACCCGGCCGGCGCGGCGAGCCTCAGACCTACTACATCCGCAAGGCCAATTCCCTTACCGAATACCTGACCGTACCGGCGCGGGACCGCGCCGGCCGGCCCAAGATATTGCACGTATTTCCGACGCGGCGGCCGGGACAAATGCGCGGCATTCCTTTTTTTGCGCCGGTGCTGACTTATTTTCAGGATCTGGCCAACTACCTGGAGGCCGAGATCGTGGCGGCGCGGGTGGCGGCCTGCTTGAGCGTGTTTATCAGCAAGGACCAGCAGTTTGGGCTGACCGGCAGGGAAAGTTCGAGCGATTCAACAGTTCAGGAGCTGACACCGGGGCTGATCGCACGGCTGGGGATGGGCGAGTCGATCAACGTGGTCGATCCCAAGCGGCCGGGCGATTCGTTCGCGCCCTTTGTGGAGTCGATCCTGCGGCTGATCGGGGTGGCCCTGGGACTGCCTTACGAGCTGTTGGTAAAAGACTTTTCCAAAACCAATTACTCCAGCGCGCGGGCGTCCCTGCTCGAAGGCCGGCGGGTGTTTAAAACCTGGCGCGGCTGGCTGGCGTCCAAGTTTTGCCATCCGATCTGGCAGCTGGTGATCGAGGAGGCCTATCTGCGGGGCGAGTTCGACGCGCCGGATTTTTACAAATATTATCATGAATATACCCGTGCGGCCTGGATCGGCGGCGGCTGGGGCTGGGTCGATCCGGTCAAGGAGGTCGAGGCGAGCCGCAAGGCGATCGATTACGGATTGAGCACCTTGGCCAAGGAGGCCGCGGCCCAGGGAGACGACTGGGAGGAAAACCTGGACCAGCTGGCGCGCGAGCGCACCGCCATCGATAGTCGCCGGGTGACCATTTACCACAGCGCCAAGGGCGCGGAGGATTCAGACGATGAGCCCGAAGAAAAGCCAAAATGATTTTATAACACCCGATTTAAACCTGAGCGAATTCTGTAAGGGGCAGATGTGGCCGATCCACCCGCCGGCATTTGAGGAAATGTATCGCCGGCTGTGCCTTGAGAGCATTTCCGGCGGCCTGACGAAGTTTGCCGCGGAGCTGCCGGAAAAAAGCACCGAAAAGGATCTATACAGCCTGTACGGAGATACGGCCGTGATCACCATAGCCGGCCCACTGATGAAGCGCGAGAGCCTGGCGCTATGGTTTTTTGGAGGGACTTCCTACGCCTACATCCAGGCCGCCGTCAAGGCCGCCCTGGCCGATGACGAGGTGGCGGCACTGGCGCTGCGCGTCGATTCACCGGGCGGGGTGGTCAACGGCCTGGAAGAAACCGTGGACCTGATTTTCGAGGCCCGCGGCCAAAAACCGATCGTGGCCTATGCCGACGGCATGATGGCCAGCGCGGCCTACGAGCTGGGATCGGCCGCCAGCGAGATCGTGGCCGGTGCCACGGCCATGGTGGGCTCGATCGGGGTGCTGATGGTGCACGAGGATTGGAGCGTCTACAATCAGAAAACCGGCATCGACGTGACTTATCTGACGGCCGGCAAGTACAAGGCCCTGGGCAACCCGGACGAGCCGCTGAGCGACCTGGCGCGGGAGACCTTCCAGGCCGAGTTGGATTATCTATATACAATTTTTGTGGAAACCGTCGCGCGCAACCGCGACGTCGAAGTGGCGGCGGTCCTTTCAGATATGGCCGATGGGCGAATTTTTATCGGCCAGCAGGCGGCGGACGCCGGCCTGGTGGACCATGTCGGTAATTTTGCCATGGCCTACACGCGGGCGGCCAACCTGGTCGCCGGCGGGAAACTTAACTATTTACTACAACAAGGGAGTTTAACTATGGAAAAAAGTAAAGAAACTCAAATTACCCTGGACCTGTTGAAATCCGAAGCACCGGAACTGGTGCGACAGATCGAAGACGAGGCCATCGCCGTGGGCCACGAAACCGGGCACGCTGCTGGGATTATTGCCGAGCGGGAGCGGGTGCTGGAGATCCTGGGGGCCGAGGCCGACCCGGTCCAGACCCTGGTGGCCATCAGTGACGGCACGCCGGCCGACGCGGCATTTAAAGCATTTTACGAGGCTGAAAAGGCCAAACGGGCAACCGGCCTGGCCGAAATGGCCGCCGCGGCGCCCGAACCGGCCGGCACCGAGGAGCCGCAGAATAATAATCCGGCGACAGAAACGCCGGAAAATAAGCGCCAGTCATGGCGGCCGGCCAGCGGCCCGGCATTATAGACTACCGTAAAAAAAACTTATTTTTTAACGAGGAGTATAAACCATGACAATCCATTACGACGGATTAGACATCTCATTTGTGGCGGCCGAGGATCTCAGCGGGCAGCAGTATCGCTTTGTGCACCAGGCATCGGATACGACGGTGGACCTGATGGACGGGGCCACCGAGTACCCGATCGGGGTGCTGCAAAACGCGCCCGAAGACGGGCAGGAGGCTATCGTGCGCGTCGAGGGCACCTCCAAGCTGGTGGTTAACGGGGCCATGCCGATCGGCACCCGCGTCAAGGCCGAGTATGTGGGAGCGGCGGACAACGGCAAAGGCGATATTGCCGACACGGAATATGACAACATGCGGGCGATAGTGATCAAGGCGGCCGGCGCCGAGGACGACGTGGCTGGGGTCATGCTGGTGGTCAACACCATGAGCATGGCGCCGTCAGCATCGGCCAGCCCAAGTACGAGTCCCAGCGCCAGTGTGAGTGCCAGCCCGAGCGCCAGCCCGAGTGCCAGCCCGAGCGCCAGCCCGTCGAGTTAGGCGGCCGGCTAACCTTAAACTTAATTTTACAAGGAGTATAAAAATGACAGTAGCATACAGCGGAATAGATATATCGTTTATCGCCGCCGAGGACCTGAGTGATTTTCAATATCACTTTGTGCATCAGGCAACCGACACGACCTGCGACCTGATGGACGGGGCCACCGAGTACCCGATCGGGGTACTGCAAAACGCACCCGAATCGGGTGAGGTGGCGGTGGTGCGAATCACGGGAACCTCCAAGCTGGTGATGAACGCGGCCGTAACCGTGGGCACCAAGCTCAAGGCCGAGTACGTGGGCGCGGCCGACACCGGCAAGGGAGATGCGGCCGACACCGATTATGACCTGGTGCGCGGTATTTGCATCAAGGCCTCGGGTGCCGAGGACGACGTGGGCGCGATTTTATTGTGCAGCGACACCCTGATGGTGGCATAGCCGTGGTCCGGCAGTCTTAATTTTAAATTATATCATACGACATACAGGAGGATTTTAACATGCAACCTACAATGAGTCAGGTCCACGTGGACAGTTTTTTAAGCGGCATGAGCATCGGGTATAAAAACCCGATGTTTGTGGCCGACATGGTGTTTCCCAACGTGACCGTTCAAAAACAGAGCGACTACTACCTCAAATTTCTCAAGGGCGCCTGGTTTCGTGACGAGGCCGAGGTGCGCGGACCCGGCGCCGAAGCGGCCCAGGGAGGCTACCCGACCACCAGCGGGACCTATTCCTGCCAGGAGCGGGCATTCAAACACAAGGTGCCGATCGAGATCATCAACAACGCCGATGTACCCGTGCGACCCTTTGAGACCGGCACGCGCTTTGCGACCAATAAAGTGCTGCTGTCCAAGGAGATCGCGGTGGCCAGCCTGTGTACCACGGCCGGCAACTGGACGACCTCCGACGACGTGGCGGCGGCCTGGGTGGCGACGGCGGACGGATCGGGCAACACTTTTATTGCGGATATCGACGCCCAAAAAGAGGTTATTCGGCAGCTGATCGGGGTCTACCCGAACCGGCTGGTGATGGACGCCAAGACATTTAAAAATATCAAATCGGAATTCAGCGTGCTGGAGCGGATCCGCTACACCGGATCGAGCGACCAGCCGGCCGCGGTTACCACCCGCACCATCGCCGAGCTGTTCGAGCTTGAATGGGTCGGCGTCGCCGGGGCCATCAAATCGACAGCCGAGGAGGTTGTGGCCGGAACGGATTTTACGGCCGCCGACATATGGGAGACCAACTCCACCAAGGGATCGGCCTTTTTGTACTACGCTCCGGCGGTGCCGGCGCTGGACGAACCATCGGCCGGATACACGTTTTCATGGAGCGGGTCGCGATCGGTCGAGGCGGATATGACTGACGGCGATGTCTATCGTGAGGTGCGTTACTGGTGGGAGGAGCCGATTAAATCCTACATGGTGGAAGCATCTGAAAACTTCGACGTCAAGGCCACCTGTGCCGACGCCGGCTGTTTATTTTACGACACGATCGTCACTTAACCGGCGAAATGACATTCGACACCATCATCACGGCCGCCCGGCAGGTCTGGTTTGACACCGACTGGCTGGGCGTGGCCGCGACCCTCAACGGCGCGTCTTTGACGATCTGCGTTTTGGAGCGGGGCCGGGACGAGGACGACAACTCCGTTTTCGACTTCCTGGACACCGCCGTGCAGCCGGCCGACTATGCGACTATTACCTATCGCACGGATACCCTGGTATATGACGGGACGACCTGGCGCTATCCGCGGCTGCGAAAGATCGACGCGGCTGTTCTGAGCGTGCGCTGGATCGCGAACCAGAAACCGAAAGCCGGCCGCTAATGGAAATCTACGACCTGCTAAAAGATTCGTCTACGGCGATCGCCACGGACAGCGACATTACGGCGTGGTGCCAGGCGACATTCGGCAGCGCGCACGAGGTGCTGATCGACGAGGACCTGCGCGACCCTTCCGGGGATGCGCCGGCCGTGCGTCTGCATTCGCCATTTAAGCGAGCCCACCAGGAGCAACGCCTGGTGGATCACGGGTTTTACGTTTACGTGCTGATCAATTCGACTCCCGACGCGGTCAATCCCGAGAGCAACCTGGCGGAGTTTGCGGCCACCGAATACCTGATGACGTTTATCGATAAAATAATCGGCGCGATTTATGCAGCCAAGCCGGCGGCCGCCGTTATGGAGTTCGACCTGTCCACCGATACCATCACCAGTTTTCCGTACTTTGAGGCCGACCTGGCGGTGGTGTTCAGTCAGCACCTGGTGATCGGCCAGGATCCGATTACGATTTAAAAAAATTTGATTCTTAAAGAATCAAGATTTTAACTTTTCAAGGAGCGATAATCATGACTCAACAACGGGGCGTCAATACAACTATCCAGATGGGGTTTGAAACCACTTTTGGCACGGCATCCAGCACCGGCTTCGTGCTGCCCCTTAACTCCTGCGATGTGGTGGGGTCCAAGGTGCGCAACAACCCGGCCACCCTGACCGGGACCCGCAACCCGGTGGTGCCGTTCGTGGGCAACCAGGATGTAACCGGCAACATCGTGGTACCGATCGATTCGGCCGCCATGATCTACTGGCTGGCGGCCATGTTCGGCGATCCGACCTCAACCGGCGCCGACCCTTACGTGCACGAATTCAAGATCGCATCGAGCATGGCCAGCTTCACTTTAGAAAAGGGATTCACCGACCTGGCGTCCAATGTGTACGAACGCTTTGTGGGCTGCAAGATCGGCAGCCTGGCCCTGACCGTGGGCGGCGACGGCGAGCTGGTGGGGTCCATGGGCGTGATGGGGGCCGAGATGTCCGAGGAAACCAGCGCCATGGACGGCAGCCCGACGACCGTCAGCCTGGCACGGCTGGACAATTTCGAGGCGGCTTTGACCGAGGGCGGCGGTGCCTTGTCCAACGCGACCGAGATCAGTTTGAATATCGATTTTGGCCTGGATCCGAATCAGTTTGTAATCGGCGGCGGCGGGGTGCGCGGCGATATCCCGGAGGGGATCGTGTCCGTGTCCGGCACGCTGATGACGCTTTTTGAAGACAAAACCTTGCTGGACAAGGCCATCGACGACACCGAGTCGTCCTTAAAACTGACCGTCACCGGCAGCGCGTCGAGCGTGTTTGAGCTGGAGGTCCAGGAGCTGCTGTACTCAGTCAACGGGGTGCCGGTGGACGGACCCCAGGGGCTGATAGTTAGTCTGGATTTTGTCGGTTACTATACCGACGGGTCCGAAGCCAGCGCCGTGGTGGCGCGGGTGACCAACGGCACGGCCAGTTATGACCTGATCGCCTAGATTGCGGATTTAAGGAATTTTGTCGATGTTAATCGCGGGTGCAACCCGTCCCAATATGGTGAAAAATATGAGAATTGTTAGAACAGACAGCGGCCGGCAGTTTAATGTCAGAGGATTGACCCGCGGGGAGGTCAAGCGGCTGCGGGCCGATGATGGCATTAGTTTAACCAATATCACGGCCGAAAACGCCGAAGCTGCCCTGGACAAGGTCCTGGAGCTGGTGCTGTCCGAGCACGAGGTGCACGAGCTGGACGACCTGCCCAACCGGGTGGCGATGGACGTCTGGCTGGCTGTGCTGGCCGAGACCTATGGCAGCCGGGACGAGGAAAAAAACTTGTCGCGGTCTGGGAATGGTTCTCGGACCGAAAGCGAATAGACTATTGCGACGCCTGCCGAAAATCAAAAAAAAATTCACCCTGCGCCGGATGCGACTACGGCAGCCCGCCGGAGTTGATGGCCGAAAATGCGGAAGTTTGGGAGCTGTGGCTCTCGGTCAATACCCAATGGCGCGCCGGCGGCATGGGGATCGTGGGGCTGGACTACCCGGCCGTGTGGGCCATGGCCGAGCGGCTGGAGATCGAGGTCTCGAACTGCGTGATGGGCAAGATCCGGGCACTGGAGCATTATGTGCTCGGCGAGATGGCAAAGAAAAAGGAATAAATTCGGGCGATGTAAAAAACCGCCTCTTTTCCAATTTGAAAAAAGGGGAAGGTATCCGCCGATGCTGAGCGCGACGATAAAAGGGGCCGACACCCTAAAGCGCGACATGCAGCGCGAAACCAAACGAGCGCGCTACGCGCTCAACCTGGCGGTGCGGGTGGAGGGCTTCCGGCTGATGCGCCAGCTTAAAAAAGAGATCCGCGACGGGGCGCCGGGCGGGCGGCGATTTGCGCCGCTTTCCCAGATCGCCAAACGGCGGATGCACCGCGGGCGCAACGAGCCCCTGCGGCGCCTGGCCCTGGGCGTGCGTTACCACGTGCCCAGGTGGGACCCGGTGGAGATGCACGTGGGCTGGACCGGTCCGCGGGTATCCAAACGCTGGAAAATATTGGCGCGCGTGCTGCAGCGAGGGTTCGCCACGCGGGTGACGGCCGGGATCCGCCGCTACCTGCTAAACTACGGTGTGACCATGCGCAACCGAAGCGACCGCAAGTATTTCAAGCTCAAAAAAAGCACCCGTACGCTGATCACGCCGGCGCGGCCGATTATGGATCCCTTCTGGCGGGCGCATGAGCGTGAGGCCAAAGTGAATATTGCGAAAAACTTCCGGCGCAAGATGCGCGGCGAGCGGATTTGACAATTTCGGATTTCAAGCTGGGGGATTTATGGCGATCAAGATAACCTGCAACGGCAACATCGGAGATGTAAAGATCATTGACACGGAGTCCGGGGTCGAACTGCAGGACAAGTGCACAAAAGCGCACATTACCATGGACGCCAGCGGCAAGTGTCCGGAGGCGATTTTGCATTTTACGGATGTCAGGCTGGACGTGGTTGCGGAAATTGTTAAAACTTTACCGCCAACCGGGTTGAGGTTCGATGGGTTTTTCGGGGAATAACAGACGCGGCCTGTGGTATTCGTCCGGGTGAGATCGTTTGATATTTCGCAAATGAGAGAGTCGATATTTTAGAAAGGCGATTTGATGCCCGATCCTAAGTTGCAGATAATTTTAGCGGCCAAGGACATCACCGGGGCCGCCCTGACCAAGTTCCAGGGGCGCATCACGGCCATCACCAAATCCGTTTTTTCATTCCGCGGCGCCCTGGGGGCGCTGACCGGCGCCGGCGGATTCGGGCTGCTGATCACCAAAAGCATCGAGACGGCCGACGCCATCGGCAAGACGGCCGACAAGCTGGGCGTCACCACCACGGCCCTGCAGGAGTACAGATATGCGGCCGAGCGCTCCGGAGTGGAAACCAAGACCCTGGACATGGCCCTGCAGCGTTTCACCCGGCGCACGGCCGAGGCGGCCCAGGGCAAGGGCGAGTTGCGCGGGGTGCTGGAGCAGTACAACATCGCCGTGCGCGACGCGGCCGGCAACACGCGCGCCACCGAGGCGGTGTTCCGCGACCTGGCCGACGTGATCCAGCGCACCACCGATCCGGCCGAGCGCCTGCGGATCGCGTTTAAAGCGTTCGACAGTGAGGGCGCGGCCCTGGTCAACATGCTGCGCGACGGATCCGCCGGGCTGGAAGCCTTCGGGGAAAAAGCACGCGGGCTGGGGGTCATCCTGGACGACGACCTGATCCGGGGCTCCGAAAATGCCAAGGATGCCATGGACGATTTGGGTAAGGTGATCCAGGTCAATTTCTCGAAGGTGGTGCTCGAAAACGTGGAGTCGATCACCGCGGCCGTGGAAACCCTGGCCAACGCCATGAGCAAGGTGGCCAAGTATGCCGGATTGCGCGGCATCTCAGGCACCTTCGCCCAGGGCGCCAAACTGGCGCGCGAGGGCAAAATCGACTGGGAGAAATTTTACAAGGCCGGTTTTTTCGAGCGCCAGCGCATGGTGGACGAAGCCCTGGGTGGTGCGCAAACTACTTTTGAAGGCCCCAGTATCGTGCGCCGCAAGATACCGCCGCCGGCGGGGCCGACGGTAATTCCGCCGGCGCGATCGCCAGCCATACCGCCCTGGCAAGACAAAACTTCCATGAAATACGACACCATGGCGCCGGGCGACGTTTATGACCGAACCATGGGGGTGGAGCTGTCGCGTTTTGCCCAGTACGACACCCTCGTGCGCGATTCCGAAAAGGCCTACGAGGACATGACGGGCCACGTGCGCGAGTACGCCGAATACACGGGCGGGGCCTACGAGTCGATCGACAGCCGCATATCCACCTCATTTTCACACGCCTCGGACGCCCTGTCCGAGTTTGTGACATCCGGCAAAGTTGATTTCAAAGGGTTTGCCGACTCGCTGATCGGCGATTTGGTTCGGATCCAGGCGCGGATGGTCATGAGCGGGCTGCTCAGCGGCTTAACGAGCGTCTTTACGTCCGGCCTTCCGAGCACTATCCGGGGCGGGGCCGGCGGCGGCTATGGATTCGACGCCGGCGGCCACATCGGTGAGCCGGTGGCCGGTATCGGCCTGCAGTCCGGCCGCAGCTATGAGTTTCACGCCAACGAAACCGTTATCCCGGATTCCAGGCTGGGCGGCGGCGGGGCCAATATCGAGATCAACATCAACAACCAGTCCGGCACGTCCCTGGAGGCCGAAACCCAGACGATCCGCCAGGATCCCGAGAAGATGGTGGCCGACATTATCATCAAGCGCAAGATGACAAACCGTCGCTTCCGCGATGCCTTGAGGAGTTGAAAACATGGCTTACGAGACATTCCCCTGGTCAAGCATCGACATCCCAAACGGCATCGAGGTCACCGAGCACTGCCACACGATCAAGCACGCCTACGGCGGGGGCTACATGGCCAGCCGGGCGCGCTCCACCCGCATGCAGAAACGGTTTACGCCGATATGGCACGCCATGACGGCCGCCTCCTGGGTGGAGCTGACAACTTTCTGGCGCACGGTCTCCGGCAGCGCCGATGCCTTTTACTGGCAGTTTCCGGTCGGAATATACGGCGTTTCGGGCTGGGGCGGCGTGGAGGTGGACAACCCGCCCGCCGGCTGGGATGCCGACGAGGCTATCGGCTGGGGCGACGGACCGATATTTTTAGCCCGCTTTGAGGAAGACAGCCTAGTGCAAAAATACGATGAGAGGCTGCCGAACCGCTGGGCCGTGAGCGTGGCGATCCTGGAGCTGGCCTGATTTATTCAATCCATCAAATTTGCGGAGTATTTTAAAATGCTGACACTACCGTCCGACCTGATCACCGCGAAAAACAAGCTGTCCGGCGGCGGTGTGTTCGTCGAGCTGCTGGAAATCCAGATGTCGGAGCTGTCGACCACCATACGACTGGCCAACAATAACGATGACGTGATCTGGGGCGGCCTGACCTGGCAGAAATTTAATTTTGAGCCGGGCGATTTTAACGAGTCCCAGGAGGGGGAGACGAACACGATCGACATCCGCGTTTCAAATATCGGGCGCGTGGTGCAGGGCTACATCGAGCAGACCGTCAACGGCCTGGTCAACGACACCGCAATCTATCGCCTGGTGCACGTCGATTATGACAGCGAGGACGCCGCCATCGAGGAGACATTCACGATATTGAGCGTGGTCTGTGACGAGCAGTGGGCGGCGTTTACCCTGGGCATGGAAAATTTTTACATGCGGCGCTTTCCGCTGCATGTGTTCCAGCGTAATTTGTGCCGTTACGATGTTTTCAAGGGTACGGCCTGCGGCTACAGCGGCGCGGTTGCGAGCTGCGACCGGCGGTTCGAGACCTGTATCACGATCGGCAACCAGGCGCGCTTCGGCGGCCAGCCGGCGATACCCAATGGCATCTGGAATGTTTAGACACGGGCTATATCGGGGCTGTTGACCATGGAAAAATTATCCATAAATTACGACAATCTTATCGGCCGGCCATACCGCGACCACGGCCGCGGTCCGGGCGCTTTTGACTGCTACGGCCTGGTTATGGAGATCAGCCGGCGCCTGGGGCGGCCCCTGCCCGACTACGAGGACATCTGCCGCACGGCGGGGCGCGTGACAACCGGCATCGTCGAGCGGCTGCGACCGCATTTTAGGCGCGTCGAACATTCGCAGATCGGCGACCTGGCCGTGATCCTGACCGACCCGGACGGCGGGCACGTGGCCATCGTAATCGGCACCGGGCGCTTTATCCAGTGCACCCGGAGTCACGGCGTCGAAACCGTGTCCTTCAACCACCCGTTTTACAAAAACAGAATCGAGGGCTTTTACCGCTATCATGGCAAATGATGTCACCATAGTCCGGGCGCCGCACCCGTTTGACCCGGCGGCTCGCAAACTGTGCCCCGTGGCCCACCGGCCCGGCCTGGCGGTGGCCGATGTGTTGGCCGGCGCCGGGCTGGATCCGGCCGGCTGCTGCGTGATCCACAACGGGCGGCTCAATGACGATCCGGCCGCGCGGCTGGCGCCCGGCGACGTGGTGCATGTCTACCCACAACTGGCAGACGACCCGTTAAAGGCCATCAGCCTGGTCGCCCTGTCGGTGCTGGCCTTTGCCGTCGTCGGACCGGCTGTCGGCACCTGGGCCGGATCGACGATATGGGGGTCGGTGGCGGCCATCGCCACCGTGACCGCCGGCGGCCTGCTGCTCAATTCGATGATGCCCGATGCCGCCGTCAAGGCCTCCAGCGACGGCAGCGACAGTCCCACCTATGGCTGGCAGGCCGGGCAGAACCTGGCGACCGAGGGCGCGGCCATTGCAGTGCTCTATGGCGAAACCGCGAGTTACCCGCACGTCATCAACCACTACATCGAGATCGACGACGCCGGCGACGAATGGTCGCATAGCCTGCTGTGCGTGGGCGAAGGGCCGACCAACAACGTCATTACGGAAACGGAGATTTTTGCCAACGAGGAACCTCTGTCGGTTTATGGCGCCGGTAACTACGAGGTATATGCGACCGACGGCAGCGCCTCGCCGGACACCGACCAGCTGACCAAGTTTGAGGAGCTGCACCAGATGCGCTATTTTGACAAGCGCCTGATCGGCAAGCTGGATGATACGGCCGTTTTGCTGCATTTTAACGGAACCAACGGATCGACAACCATCGATGACGATGGTTTTGAGGATAACGACTGGACCTGTAAGTCGACCGCCGATCTGTCGACGGCGCATCCGTTTTTAGGTACGGCCAGTCTGGATCTGGAAACGGCCGGCGACCATATTTCCTGCAACAACAGCGCGGCCCACAATATTTTCGGTAATGGGACCTGGGATATTGAAGCGCGCTTCCGGCAGGACGTGTTGACAGACAGCGCGATCTGCGGGGCGGAGGCGGTTGCTTTTCCCTACGCCTGGTTATGGGGTTTGTTTTACCACAGCGGCAACCTGGTTTTTCAGATGTATCATCTGTGGGACGGCGGCCCGTTAACGGTTTTTTATAATGTTTCTGTTGCGGTTACACTGGCGGCCGACACCTGGCATCATATCCGGGTGGCGCGCAACGGTCAGAGGGTTTACCTGTACCTGGACGGAGTTTTAAAAACATCGGCCGATTACAGCAGTGCGCCGACCACGCCATCGGGCTCTCCCTCCTGGTATGTCAGCGTGGGCCGGGCCTACTGGTGGGACGGGGTGACGGCGCCGGCGCTGGCTTACGGTAACTGCGAAATCGACGAGTATCGGGTGATGCGCGGACAGCTGGCCTATCAACTTTCCGGCTTCACGCCGCCGACCGCCGAGCTGTCCGGCGACGCCAGCCCGGAGGAATACCGCACCCGTGGCGAGGTGGATAAAATCAGCATTATCATCGCCGCCGGCCTGGGCCTGTACGATGCGGACGACGAAGGCGGCCTGGACAGCCTCACCGTGGACCTGCGGATCAAATACCGCAAGGTGGGCGATTCGACCTGGACGACGTCCGACGAAACCATCAGCGGTGCCAGCCGTTATCCGGTTAAAAAACAGTTTGACTACACATTTGCAAGCCGCGGCCAATACGATATCCAGGTGGTGCGCTTAACGCCGGATTCCGACGTCACCACCGAGCAGGACCGCACCAACTGGATCAGCCTCGATGAAATTCTGGACGAGTTTTTAAACTATCCCTATCTGCAATGCGTTTCCGTGTCTATGCGCGCCCAGGACGAGCTTTCCGGCGCCGTGCCGGTCTACCGGGTGGATTCCAACCGCTCCAGCATCTCAGTGCCAAATTTTTCCGGATCCGGCACCCAGACCGTCAACCCGAGCAATAACGCCTGGGCGGCGTTTGACATGCTGACCAATGAAATCTACGGCGGCGGGATCAGCGCCGCGCGGCTGGTGCAGGCGGATTTCGAGGCCTGGGAAACCTGGTGCGATACAACCATCGACGGTTACAAGCGCGCCCAGGTCAACATGATATTTGACGGCAACTACGACCTGGACAAGGCCATGCAGAACGTGGAAAACTGCGGACGGGCGAAAATAATAAACCGCGGCACATCGATCGGGGTAGTCATCGAGCAGCCCGGATCGGCCGCGGCCCTGTTCGCCGACGGGGCCAATATCATTACCGGCAGCGCGCGCCTGAGCTTTTTGCCCCAGTCCGAGCGCTCCAATGCCGTCGAGATTGCCTACCGCGACAAGGACAGCAACTGGCAGCAGGACACCGTTATCGCCAAAGGCAGCGGCTATGAGTCGCTAACCAGTGTGCCGCGTATTACGCGCCTGACCCTGCCGGGAATCAACAATACCGAGCAGGCCACCCGCGAGGCGATTTTCAGGCAGCAGATCAGCGAGAACATCAAGCGCAACGTCGAGTTTCAAAGCGGCATCGAGGCCGTGCGCTGCACCCTGGGAGACGTGATCAACGTGCGCCACGACGGCAACGCCCTGACCTACGGCGGCCGCATCGCGGCGCATCCCAATATCACCTCGCCATCGGCCTCGGTCAGCGCCAGTCCGTCGGCCAGCCCCAGCGCTTCACCGTCGGCCTCGCCGTCGAGCAGTCAATCGGTCAGCATATCGCCGTCGGCCTCGCCCTCGGGAACGCCGAGCGTCTCACCATCGGCCAGCCCAAGTACGAGTCCCAGCGCCAGTGTGAGTGCCAGCCCGAGCGCCAGCCCGAGCGCATCTGTCAGCGCCAGTCCGTCGGTCAGCGTATCCCCGTCCACGTCTCCCTCGTCGCCGGCGTCCGCCAGCCCGAGCGTTACACCGTCGGCCTCGCCCAGCGCCAGCCCGTCGGCGTCAATCAGCGCCAGTCCCTCCGCTTCGCCCAGCGCCAGCAAATCGGCTAGTGCCAGCGCGTCACCGTCGGCATCACCGTCTGTCACGCCGTCGGCCTCGCCGAGTTCCGGCGGCGACAGCTACAGCGGCACGACGATCTACCTGGACCAGGAGATCAATCTGGCGGCCGCGACCTACAGCGGCAACTGCATTTTGACCGTCCGCGGTATTGACGACAGCCTCATTACGGCTACCGTGACCGGCCCGTTTGATGTGGATACCGACTATGTCGAAGTGTCTACGCCGATCTCGGTCAACCGCTTCGACCCCTTTATGATCACCCGCGCCAGCGGCGAGGTGACGCAGTTCAAAATATCATCCGTGCAGCGTTCCGGGCGTCAGGAGCTTACGATCCGGGCGCTGCAATACGATTTAACCTCATATTATCATGCCGATTATGCCGGCGGCGTGACGCCGATATAGGAGTTGATATGGCCAACACGTATACCACGAACCTGAACCTGGCCAAGCCGGGCCAAGGTGATTTTAATTTTCACACGCCCATCAACAACAATTTCGATCTGATCGATTCGGCCTATGGATCGGTCAATAGCGTAATCGACGACCTGCCGGATCTATATATATATACGGATACGTTTAACGGCACCACCGGCACGACGATCGCCCTGCCCAAAGAGGTGGATGCCGTCAACGAATATGCCGTCAAGATTGAGGCGATCGCGCGCACGGCCGCCATCGGTGATATCTGGGTCGAAAAGGCCACCGATGAGTTTGTCGTCAAGTGTTCGGGCGGCAACACGGCCGACGACTTCAACGCTGTTTTATATTATCTGGGAGACATCAGCGCCTACGGCGGCAGCATCTACCGTCGCTGGTACGTGTCGCCGGATAGCGGCATTACCGATCATTCCGACGATACGGACGAGGGATCGCTGGCCTGGGTGATCGATCAGATCGGCGCCAGTCCGGCAATAATCGAATTCCCCGGAAATCATACATATGTAATTGACGACGATGTTGACGGCACGGCCAACATCGATCACTTAATATTTAGCTTTCAACCGGGCGCGGTCATTCAGCCGGCCGCGGGGAAATCTTTTACGGTCTATAACTCCGAAAGCATTGTCGCCTCACCGAAGCAGCAAATAATCAACATCACGAACAACTCAACCGATCCCTTGGTTCTAACAACCGGCGGAACTGTTCATCCGGGCTGGTTCGGGTGCATGGGTGACGGCACGACCGACGATGCCACCGCGATGCAGTGCGCGCTGGATCTGTGGAAAACCCTGGGTGACACCGGCGAGGGTGGCGCCCAGTTCAAGCTCGCGCCGGGCGCGAATTATTTAATTAACACCGCCTTGACGGTCACCTTTACCGGGGACGGCGATCCGGCCACGGGTGCCGTTACCAGAAATCTGGATATGAACGGATATGGCGCCACGCTCACGAGTGGGTTGTCGTCAGGGATTATGTTGACGATTTCAACAACTAACGAATTAATTCGCTACTTGTCAGTCCGGGGGATGCGGGTAGTCGGAAGCGGTAGTGAAGGTGGTATTATTAAAATCGACGGTGGAGATCCCGCCAATAAAGAATACATATACGCAATGTCACTGGAAGATCTGAGTAGTGAGGGATTTGACGGCAATGGCATTCATATTTCCGGCAATGTTTTTGAAACCGCATTAAGCAGGTGTCATTTATTTGGTTCATCAGGGAATACAACCGGATACCCGATTTTATTTCAAAAAGCTTCGGGTACAATATCCAGCATTGACGTCAGGGATTGTATTACGCGATACGGGTTGATTGGGCTTTATGCCGAATCACCTGTGGGCGACATTAAAATTTACGGCGGCACATATATTTTAGCGCAGCAGTATGGAATAAGTGTTGTAAATGGCACCGGCTGCCTCATGAGTGGCGTACATGCAGAAAACAACTGGCAGTCCGCATCGAGCCACGATTCGGAACAGGCTGGGATATATCTGGGAAACCGTGGAACGATTATCGGTTGTCTCGGAACGACGAACGAATATCAATCGTCTTTGGCAAGAATATATTCAGACAGTTCGATCTCGCTGATAAACAATCATGTCGGCGGCGACTCGACACACCACTATTTTGTACACGGTACCTCGGGTTCAAGTGTGCAGATTGTCGGCGACGGAATATACGACGCGCAATCAGGTACATCCATCGCAATGACTCGCTTCATGACTTACGACCGCGATGGAACCTACCGCGTGACATCGGGAACCGGCGAAGATACATTAGAGTCTTTCACTATTCCGGGCGGAATAATTGGCAATGTCGGAGGTGTGAAGGTCGTCGCTGCGGGAACCAAAACAGGATCAAATGGAAACAAGACGCTAAAGTTTTATTTGGGATCTAGCTTTTTTACCTTTCATGCCGCGGCAAACAATACAAATGATTGGTCTTTAGAGGTGATCTTTTCTCACTTTAACGGTCAAACGAGCCAGCGGGTGATGTGGCGCGGTTATGACGGAACTACTTTATTGCAGGGGTTTGAAAGCTGGGCCGAAGATGCGTCCGGCGATCTATTGATGAAAATAACTGGCGAATGCGCCGACGCTGGCGATTCCATAAGGAAATATATATGGGATGTCAAAGCTATATAGCAGAAAAAAGCATTGTAATGAACTGGCGAATGCGCCCACGTCAGCGACACGGTCCGGCAGAATATCTGGGAAGCTACGGCATCGTAAATTTCTTAATGGAGCATAGACAAATGAAAAAAAAAATACGGTCTGCGTGCAAATAAAATTTGGATAAATGAAATATCAATTAATAAATTTGGAGCTGCACGGGCAGCTGGAGCTTGAAATAGTCGTTATGATGCTGTTGACGCAGATACAAGCGCTCCTTAGGGAAGTTGATGCCCACGTCAACGAATTGGCGGATTTATATAATCAATTATCAAAAAAAAGGTGATCAGATGAAGAAATTAGAAAATCGTTGGATAAAGGAATTATTTGCAGTGTTCAATATTTTAGTGGCCGTTTTTTTAATTACATTTTTGGCCGTCGTGGATTGCTATGCTTCGCCCTTTCTGGCGTGCGATCCGCATCCGCCGATCGAAGATCCGGTAACCCAGGCGCAGGTTGAAATGGACGGCAACTGGGAAAATACGTTCGACGTGCCCGGATGCACCCAAAAACAGGTCGGTTGCGTGTGGACCGATGAAAGCAATAAGCAACATTTTATTTTGCGGGACCTGTCCGGCGTATCCGACGGCCAGCACACCGTGCGGGCGAGATATTACAACGTTTGGGGCGAGGGGGAACCCTCCGACCCTTTCGTTTTCAACAAATCTCGTCCTGGCAAGCAGGCGATTCGTCTCATACCATAAAATGGTGGTGGTTTAAAAAAGATATTCATATAAAAGTAATGACGCAAACCAAGACTTTTTGGATTGTCGAATAAGGAGACTGAACTGATGGCGATATCAGAAATTCAACGGCTGGAGAGCAAGGAAGAATTATACTCGTTTAACCAGGCATTCGGCGACGACCTATACCGCATGAAATGCCGCATCGAGGCCGCACAGACAGTGTATAACAAATTTGATGTCGCCGAAATGGACCGGCTGCAGGTGCCCGGAACGACCGCGACGGACTCACCTGAAAGACTTGCGACAAAAAGTCTGAGAGATTTTTTTAACGAGTTTATGGATCTCTGGGAAGGAACTGCAGTCACGCCCGGCAATTCCTGGGAATCGGTCTCTCAAGCCCTGCACAACGTCAAGCCCGTATAGTCAAAAAACGGTAACCGATGACTATTTCCGATCTCACTCCAGAAGTTACTTATAACAGTTGGGGCAGTTCAATTACGATTGACAAGCCCTCTGGTGTGGCTGACGGCGATGCGCTGATTGCTTGCATCATGAATGGTGCCGGCACCGATAATATGAGCAGTGCGCCCTCGGGGTGGTCACTGATTGCAGAGCAGGACATCGGGACAACCTATGTCTGGTTTTACACAAAGCAAGCCGGTGGCTCGGAACCGTCAAACTACACGTGGAGTTTCAGCGGAAATGAGGTAATCAACGGCTCGATTGCCGCATTTACAGGTGTTGACACATCAAGTTGCTTTGGCAATGCTGATTCGGTATACGATAACGACTGGAACGAGGATATAACCGCACCATCGATTGTTATTCAGGATTCCGGCAATGCAGCGGTAATATTCTGTGGTTCAATCAGAACAGATGGCATTACCGACGATCCCGGCGGCACGCCAACGTATACGCTGATTCTTGATGACAATTCGCGCACCAACCTTGATATGGCGGCCTGGTGGGCCACCTATACCTCAACAGGTGCCACCGGAACTAAAGAGGCGACCTGCAGCAGTGGTGGACCACGGCTTATTTTACACATTGAGCTGATCGCCGGCGCCGAATCTTCGCCGAGTGCTTCGCCATCGGCCAGCCCGTCGGCCTCGCCCAGCGCCAGCGTCAGTGCATCGCCATCGGCCAGCGTCAGTACGTCGCCGAGCGCATCGATGTCCGCGAGCCCGAGTGCGTCTCCCAGCGCGAGCATATCCGGGTCGCCGTCGGCCAGTCCATCGGCATCGATTTCCGCCAGCCCCAGCGCTTCGGTATCGGCCAGCCCGTCCGTCAGCGCGTCGCCCAGCGCCAGTCCGTCGGTATCTCCCAGTGCCAGCGTCTCGGCGTCTCCCAGCGCCAGCGTCAGTACGTCGCCGAGCGCATCGATGTCCGCGAGCCCGAGTGCGTCTCCCAGCGCGAGCATATCCGGGTCGCCGTCGGCCAGTCCATCGGCATCGATTTCCGCCAGCCCCAGCGCTTCGGTATCGGCC